CGTAGAAGCATCTATCTGATTCCCGTCCTTGTCTACGATGTATGTTGTTGCCATTAGGTTTCTCCTCTTAGGCTGCTAAATCAGTGACGGTTAATTCTTCAGTTATCTTCCAAGCATTGCGCCACTCTCTAGTGCTTGGTAACTGTTCTTTGCGGCAAATAACCATCTTTGGTTTGTTGCCTGTATTCCATTCCCGCCAAACGTGCTGAGGGCAGTCTTTCATAATTAGGTATTCAATCGCCTGTTCTTCTGTCATGGCTTCCATTGGCTCTGTGTCATGCAACAGATAGCCACGAGTATGTTTCTTAAAATCGGGCTGCGCTTCGTCTTTGGCAAGTTCCCAGTACACCCATACTGGTGGTAAGATACCGCCTTGCATAGCTGCTGCCATCCAGTTAGGGTCTGGTACAAGTATCTTAGCACACTCATCAATGCTGTCTTCGTATACCACACGATAGTCAGACTGATGGGCTTCTAAGTTTTCTTTTGCCCAGCACAGTCTATCCCATAAGTGTGTGCCTTGAAATTCTGGTGTTTGCATTATGCTAGGTCTCCACACATTTGAGTAGAACAAAAAGCTGCGTCTTGAAAACTACCAGCAGCGTTATAATGGTCTGAGCTATAGGTAGATGCTGTCATTGTAACTTGATTACTAATTGAAGTTATTCCAGCGTTATCAACGCCTGTACACGAATTATTAGCAGTTAACATTGCACTTGTCAGATTACATTGAGTTCGCCCTGTTCCAATGTCAGAAGTGCTTGAATGATTAAGGCTGTCCTTGATACTAGCATCGCCAGAATCATGTTTTAACCACGCTTTCGTACAACCATTTACAACAAACTGCGTATCAAGTGACCCAGCGGTGCTGTGTTCCAGCGTATCTGCTTTTATCTTTCCTAAAGACATTATGCTAGGTCTCCGTGTACCGAACTATATGTTTGGGTTGAGTCTAATAAAGTTCCACCTGTATCTCTAATTCTTTGATAATGAGAATTTGAACCACTGCCAAATATTTCTCCATCACCATGAGTTCCATTTGACGCCATATAAACAGATATGGCGTTGCCTGATACATTATTAGTGTAAAATATTTGTTGATTACCTGTTCCGTGGTCTGTGACGCTACTTACATTCCATGATTGTTGGTTAGTATTATTAGTAAGGTCATAATAAATACCTACTACTGCTAAACCATCTTGCAACTTCATGGTTACAGAACCTTCGGTGACCGTCACATCCCCAGCAGTGCTTACGCCAGTGAGTTTGTTTGTTAGTATCTCACTCATGCTAGGTCTCCTACAGCGTGTCCTGTGCATACACTAGCGTCAACTAAATTGCCTGCTTGGTTTGAGGAAATTATTCCATATGCCCCCGCTCCAATAGTACCGCTATCTGCTATGTCTGGATATGCCCTTATTCCTGATTTACCCGTAGCAATTACTGGAGCATAGTTTGCGCTAGAAAAACTATTGGTGTGTGTAATAGTATAGTTACCTGTTCCATTGTCTGTAAGGCTAGAATTGTTTAAGCTATCTCGTGTTGAAATAGTGCTTTCACCATCCATATTTATCCACTGCTTCAAAGCCTCTTGCTTTGTCAGCGTAGCCGCACCGCCACTGGTGTTCTGAATTGTATCTGCCTTCAACGTACTCATAGCGTCACCAATGTACCACCAGATTCAACGGTGAGTGTTACACCGCTGGCTACTGTGAGTGGCCCTGTTACGTTAGCGTTCTCTGTTGCTAGAATAGTTGTGTTGGAACTGAGTGTCTGTGCGTTAGTACGAAACATGCCGCTTGCCTTAAACGTACCTTTGTTTTCTGCGGCAGGTGTTACAGACGCTGCAGACACACCCATGTAGATTACAAAGATGTTACCTGTTCCGCTTGATGGTGCTGCAGTAAAGGTGAGTGTTGTACCGTCTGGCACAGTGAACGCATCAACACTTTCCTGTACGACACCATCTACAGATACAATAATATCTTCTTGAGTTACCGTCTGATTTAGGGTAAACGTGGTTGTAGACCCGTCACCATTAAACTCTTGGGTAGCAGGTCTGCTCTGAAAATTTGCAGTGATAGGATTACCAATGAGGGGCATGGGCTATTCCTTATGAACTGATAGTGTCAACTACAGAAACCCAAACATCTGCGCTGCTTGCGGTATCACTCTTGACGTTAAGTATGTCGCCAGATTGCATTACAACTTTTGCCCCACCATCCAATACCTGCAGGGCTGAACCTACGGGAATGGGGGCAGCTTTAACAATGTAGTAATCATCAGTAGCACCTGCTCCAGTGATATACACATCCATTGTAATTTGGGAAGTCGTAACATTAGCAATATTGATACCAATAAGAGCATCGTCGGAATTTGCGGTTCGTAGAACTACTTCACTCGTTCCCACATTCCGTGCAATGTTTCTTTCAAAATCCTGTGCCATGATTTCTCCTCAGTATAGTATACTGTTTTTAAAAGTGCCTGTCAACTAAAGTGCGATTGCCATAGCCACCGCAAATCCAGCAGTAGCCCCGGTTGACAGGTTAGTTAGTTGGGAACCATCGACTGCTGGCAACCGTGCAGAGCCGTCAAGTACGACTACGTTACCTGCAGATGTTCCGGTATTGGCTACTGCTGCCGTACCCAAACCAAGGGTTGTGCGTTGGGCAGCAGCGTCAGCATCATCCAACAGGGCTTTACCTGCGGATGTGAGGTCGTACACTGCAGCCGTGCCTGACCCGGTAAACTGAATACCTTTATCTGCTGCGGAAGTCAGACCAGCAAGTGCCTGTAGTTCTGCGTCAAGACGTGCGTTAGCAACCGTACCAGATAACTGTGAGGCATCGATTGTCTTGTTAGTCAGGGTTTGTGTGGCTGTTGTACCTACAAGTTCTTGGCTGCTGCCTGCAGGTAGAGTCAAGGTGTTTGTTACACCAGCAGAGTGAGGTTGTGGCTGCAAGGTTTGTGCGTGAGCGTTACTAGACTCGCAATAGAATTTGATTTGCGAACGTGTGCCTGTACCTGTACGAATATCAACAAGACCATCAGAAATAGAAACACCGCCTGACGAACCGTCACCATCGATATTTACTACGCCACTTCCGTTTGGCAAAATGTCGATGTTGCCGTTTGATACGGACACGATATCCTGTCCATTAACATCGAGGTTACCACCAAGCTGTGGGGTTGTATCTGCGACCACATCTGTAATACCACCAAGACCAGAAGACAGATTAGCGAGTGTCAGTTTCTTCAACGCACCTGCATCTGCATCGTGGATTAGTATGGTATCATTAGATGTATCTAACCCTGAAGTAATAGCAGTTTGACCTGTGATTACATTAGCGTTAAGCATTGCTGATTCAACAGCACTGTTTGCGATTGTGACTGCACCTGCACTACTGATGGTCACGTCCCCCGATACAGCAACCGGGTTGAAGTTCGCACCATCTGCTACCATGATGTGACCAGAAGTATTTGTACCCATAGTGATGTCATCACCTGTGACAGTCAGGTCACCGGATACAACAACGTCGCCACTAAAGGTAGCTTTACCATTCAGGGCCATGTCGATATCTAGGGCAGTGATAGCAGACGAACCGTCTGTACCTTTGATAGCAAAGTTCTTGTCTGCTGTGCTTACTGTGAGTTCGACATCAGATGAGTTGTTGGCAATGTCAAGGATTGATGTGCCATCGTCTTTAAAAATAATATTTGCACCACCCGCATCAAGGATGATATCAGCGGTTGCATCGAGAGTGATGTCTGCGCCAGAGTCAATCTCTGCAATGATTGGTGTGGTGAGGGTTTTGTTGGTAAGAGTTTGCGAACCTGTCAGGGTTGTAACAGTGCTGTCAATAGCGAACGTGACGGCGTTGCCAGAACCGCTGGTATCGATGCCTGTACCACCTGTGAAAGTAAGTGTCTCACTATCTAAATCTATGCTGAGTGCGCCACCGCTATCTGCTTGAAAGTCTAAGTCCTCTGCAGTTAGCTGTGTGTCAACGTACGCTTTGATTGATTGTTGTGTTGCCAACGACGTTGCGCTATCAGATGCCATGTTGTCTTCATCGAGGATGGCTGTAACAGTTGCACCACTTGAAAGCACAAGACTATCTATGTTAGCTGTGCCATCTAGATGCAGGTCTTTGAACTGCTTACTGCTTGCGCCGAGGTCGATGTCGTTGGTAGTTGTAGGTTCGATTACACCATCTTTAATAACAAGCTGTTCTACGGACGAACTTGATACGTCCACAGAGAACTCAATCTGATTGTTGGGATTGTCGATTACAACCTTGTTGAGAGGCGTAGTGACACCGGGGTCACCAATTAAACCGATAACCGGACCTTCTGCTGCCGTACCATCGTGCTTGTGACCTGATGTATTTACAAACGCTGCAAGAACTTGGTCAAACTCATCGTTACTGTGGGCAGCAGTAATAACGTCGCCGTCAGTAAACGTGGATTGTCTGGTATATCCTGCCATTTATTATCTCCTTCCGCCCGGAGTAAACTCCAGTTGGTAGCCTTTCAATGAAATTGGTGCGGCTCCTGCCGCGTCGTCTAATCTTACCGCAACTGTAAATCCGCCGCCCTCTACACTCTGGCGCACGAGTGGGGTTCCTGACGAACCGTACACGGCTGTTGCGTATGTTGATGAGGGGTTACCGTAGATAGCTACAGCAGCACCAGTGTTCAGCGTGTATTGATTTGGTTGTGGTGTTTCGCTTGAGTTGAAATCGTATCGGATACGAAAGTTTGAGTTCACCGCACCTTCGTTATCGTAGTTCCAAATGATACGCTGCATCATCTTACGGATACCAGCGTCACCCATCGTATAGTCAGGGCCACGATATATGGCTGCTATGTTTGTGCCGTCGAACGTGTTTCCTGTTTCTTGTTTGTAAACGTACCCATCGTATCCACCATGAAGAACAGTTTCTACACCACTAATAAATCCAGAGGTGCAATATGCAGGCTTGATACCTCGTACGTCTGCATATTCCCAACCAACACCGCCATCAACACCAGCTTTGATAACTCCTAACAAACCCGGAGATGATGTAGTACCCCCACTATCATCAGGGAAGAACAGACGGTACTGAGACTTTGCTCTTATAACGACACTAGAGATACGGTCTCTGTCGATGTTATCAAGGCGAGGCTGTATCTGTTTAGAAATCGTACCAAGTTCAACGTCACCGATTCTTTCTGTACCAGCAATCGTACGCAGTCCGTCCGGTGCAAGGTAAATCAAATCACCTGATATCTCTTGGATGCTGAAGCCATCAACACAGCCGATAGCACGAGTAACAGGAACCACTGCAAAGTCTGATGAACTAGAACCTGCAATTTTAAATATAGAATCTTCACAGAATACAAATAAGTTTTCACGGAAGACCTTGATACCTACAATAGGTTCATCTACTTTTATGCTGCCTGCACCACTAGCACTCGTAAAATCATCCTCATCAAACGGAACACTAAAAATAAGTTCTTGTGGACTTGCAGACATGCCAGCGTAAAATGCGTGACTTCTAAATATCTCTACAAACTTAGGGTCTGCTGGTCTACCGGATGCGCTAACGTCTGTGACAGAAGAGTTATCGAAAACAGATGCAAGGTTTGCACCGTCCACCATAATCATTTTATCTGTGCCGTTAAAGTTAAAATTTACAAAGTTGTATCTTCCAGCACTAGTACGTCCTGTGTCGATGCTGGTATAGCCGCTACCCGTACTTTTGAATACAGACGTACCCTTCGCAACAATCGCTTGGTCTTTGTATATGTGTACACCAAGAATTGTACCTGAAGAACCCCCTACCTGATTACTGTCGAATTTAGTAAACCCATTGATGCGACGGTAGCCACCGTTGATATCAGGTTCGAAGTTTTGTAATTGTAATGCAGCACCCGGTGGGATAGAGAACGTATCCTTATCCAATACCAAGCCACCGCCCAAACGGACAACAAACGGGCTAAGAAGCGAGGTATCTGCCATTAAACTGCTCTCATGTAGTCTTTCTTGTTGATAAGTTCGATACGCATCCTAGCAAGTCCAGCTTCGTAGTCACGCAACGCAAGCTGTGAAAACTGTACGTCTGAACGAAGCATGTGTGCAAAGTATCTTGCACGGTTGACTATCACGTCATGGAAACGTTCAGGTATGGTCGGTGTATCTGTATTTGCAGACATATCTGTAGTTGTCTGATAGTAATAATATCGTATTGTGTACGTGGATACATCAGGAACAGGAGACAATCCTATCTTACTGTCCGGAGTAGTATAAACGTACACAGGTAACGCTCGTGCATCCCCTGTTGGGTTTGTATCCGCCTCATTAAATCTTTCTAAGTATTCTTCAAATGAAAGATACTTTAATGTTCTTTCGGATGTACTTGCTGATTCTTGAACAGTAAAACTATCATAGTCTACTGTTTTTGCATCAGCCTCTTCGTTATACTCTGCAGTGCCTGCTGTGGTAGTAAAAGACTGATTAACCACCGTAAAGGGCCACTCAACCTCAGAATTGATAATGTCTCGTTGTGCTTTGTTAATAAAATCTTTTACAGATGTTTGAATACCACGAGTCGTGCTGACTGTGGTAATCTCCACTTCATTAATTTCACGTAGAACAGCATTGATTAGTTCGAGATAGGTCATGTTACTCTTCTATGACGACGTACTTTTTTAGCAATCTTTTTGGGTTGTCTGGAGACTTGTTTACCTGCTTTAGTTGCTTTTCTTTTAGCACGGGTTGTTGCAGCGTACTCTTTCGCTGATAGGGACTTAATGGCCTTCTCAGGTAGATATCTTTCCCCGGTTGCTTTTGGACCCTGTGTCGACGGCTTACCACTTTTGGTGCGCCACTTCTGCTTAGTCCATGCTTTCAAAGAGCGTTGGCTCTTCTTTAGTGCCATCTTTCTTCTCCTGCGTCAGCTTTACAAGTGTAGCAAACTTTTCATTCGCTTCAGCATACTTGTCAATCGCTTTGTCCATCTCTTCGAGCAAATCCGGATGTTCGCCCACAGCGACTGCATTGTTGAGATAATTAGTGAGTACATACGTTGCATCTTTCATCTCCGCTTGATACTTAAACAACAAAGCATCTATGGCTAGTTTGGGTAAAGACATTTATTTCTCCAAATACTTTAGTATACAATTCTAGATAGAAGAAGTCAACACAACAACAAAGCATAGGGCCATCGCTCCGATTGCAATTACAGCTATTGCTGTTGCTTTTGCTGTTTCCCAAAACTCGTGTTCCTTACGAGCTTGTTCTATCCTTCTTTTCCTCTCTGCTTCTTTTGCTTCTTGTATTCGTTTGGCACGTTCGTTTACTATACCTGCCCATGTTCCGGGTCCAAATCTCATATCTATAAGTACAGATACTTCACGTAATTTTTCAGCCGCTAACTTTGCATCAATAACTTCTTGTGCAACAGAGTTTACACTAAAAGTATCTACGCCTGCCTTTTTGTTACGGGCTTTTTGTGCTTCATGTTCTCCGCGAAACAAATCATCAATCTTATCTGCCATCTGCCCGATGTCTTTAACAGCATTGATGTTAGACTTGATAAAATCTGTGGCCTGCTTTACGAGAGCGATTCCTGTCAGTACCTCTGCTACAACCATAAATCACTCCACAATCTTTACAATATAGTTTTTACCGTCTGCACCTTTGCTAATTTCAACTGTTTTGTTTTCGCAGGAATATCGAACTGTGCCTGTATCCTTATATAAGTTTCGTTCTATGGTACGTTTAGCTTTCAAACAATTAGATAACCGTTCGTAAGCTGTATGTTCTGCTATGTGACCTGATAGGTATAATATTAATGTGATGGTTTCAGTGACCATTTCTCATCTTCTCAAGACGGGCTTCTATGGCACTAATACGTTTCTCATAGAACTCCAGTGTTAGTTTTTGTTGCTGGTCGTGGGGTAGTCGACCTTCGTCTGCTTGTACAGATAGTTCGTCTAGCTGTTGTGCGAGATGTTCGATTAACATGAATTGCTCAGAGTCTGCTGGCAAACTACCCATCTCACCTCTAGGCCATTTAATACGAAACTCTGTGTTGTGGTCCACGTTTGACTTCATCATGGTGATGTTAGTCTCGATGGTGTTAAGACGCTCTATAATTCCGAAGTATGCCCAAGTAGCGAGAGATGCTGCTGCAACCATGCTGATGATGTTGCGAAGAGGCAGCGCAACTTCTGTGTTCTCGCTTAACCTTGGGGCCATCAGTTCTTATAACCACCACCCGCTTTTTTATAAGCAGCCGCTAACATTTGCGCTTTTCTTGCTGACCATTGTCCCGGCCTGCCGCCTTTTCCGCCTGCCTTAATACGGTTAAACAGACGCTTTCTCATTCCCGGCTTGGTGTAATTACCAGCCTCGTTGACACGGCTTTTGCTTTTCTTTGCCTTGCCGCCCTTTTTAAGACCGACGGGTTGTTTATATTTACCTTCGGTCAGTTTATGAAAAGTTTCAGGAGCAACAGGTGTATTAAATTCATGAACCGACCTATCGTCTTTTTTATATTTTCGCATCTGCACAGTAGGTTTTGTTTCTAAAACTGCAGGGGGTGTAGGACGATTATCATAGTTTTGCCCTTTTTTCTTACGTTTTTTTTCGGCTCCTAAAGGGTCTCTGTATTTAGCTGGTTTTAACATACTAACTCTCCATCACGCATAGCATTAGCCAAACGTATCGCCCGTTGTCCTACCTGAGATGCCCAACGCGAATCAAGCATCTCAACTGCTGCTAGAGAAAAGTCGCGGTCATGCACAGCTTTCCACATGTTCTTAAATTTATTTAAACGAGGCACACCTAAGTTAAAGCCCATATCAAGTAAGACCCTAATACGAACGTCGCCAATTCCAGAAATACATGGGTGAGCATTAGACAGCTCCTTCTCTACTATGTCGATGTCGTTAGCCAGCAGAAAACGAGCGTGGGTTTCTGTTATTCCCTGTTCATATATTTCTGCTTTGAGCATATTCATAAAAGCTAATTCGCCATCGGTGACACCACGGTCTTCAAGATTACGACCTACACCGATTGTGTCAATACCAAGATGGTCCTTGTATACCTGCAGTTCCATACCTTCGTGCAGAATTAGCTGGTCAATTAAAGCCTCACGATTGTACTTCATTTTGCGGTTCTCTCTTGCTTGCTCTTCGGTTGTTCTTTGGGAGTGGTCAAATACCATTATTTACCTCTCGATTCTCTACCTAGATAGATACCGTACACACCTGTCATAACACCCATGATAACGGATACAAATGCAGACTGTTGTGTTGTTGGGTCTTCTAGATTCATAAACCACTCTGCACAACGCCATGACATCGCAACAGAAGCAATCATCGTCAGCTTCGCTGTGACGTTAAATTGCAACCATCTTTTCCACCAATCAACCATTATTTTTTACCAAAGAATTTTGTAGCTGAACGTACGCCAAAAGAAGCGGCAACGATAACTCCCAAGGAATATTGATACCACTCAGGCATCTTGTTGAGTTGTTCGAATCCATTCTGTACCACTCCTTCCATGCCGGGTATGAAGGCTAGTATTAGCGGAATACTAAATAAAATTACCAGCCATTCGTCTTTCCAACTTGATGATGAAGCACGAGCCATCTCCAAGTCCCAATCGATTTCCCCCGTAGCTTTCTTCTGCATGACCACAGCTTCTGCTTGAGCCTTGGCTACCTTTGTAGCTGATTGTGCTTTCTTCTCTTCTACCTTGCCCTCAAGCCATGTAGAAGCGATATTGCTTATAGGTCCAATCAATGCAGTTAACATTTCCACCTCTTCCTAGCTTGACGCAAACGGCTGTTGGGATTCTTCGCAGCTTTGGGAAACTTCTTCATCTGTCCAGCAGACCTAGCGCAGAAAGATTTACGCCGTTTAGCATCTTTGCTACCCGGCTTTACTTTCCCTGTTACTGCTGTTTTTAATTTAGAACCGGGGTTTTTACGCCGATAAGCGGCAACCCCAGCTTTAGTCATACCAGCCCCTGCTTTCGTTGGTCGAAAGTTCTTCTTGTTACGGGCTGGCATCTTATCTTGTTTACGAGCCATTACTTCTTCCTAGCTGTTTGTGCTGCACGTTTGAAGTTAGCTTTGCTTGGCGCACCCTTACTTCCGGGCTTACGCATAGTCTCCCCGCTACCCGCTTTTATTCTGCGTTTTTTAGCAGCTATGTTGGCATATAATCCACGTCTAGCCATTATCGTTTAGCCCTACCGCCTCTAGCCATACCCTTGGAACGCATCTTCATCTTGCCACCTTTAGCCATGCCCTTAGACCGCATTTTCGTCTTACCGCCTTTAGCCATACCTTTAGACCGCATCTTTGTTTTGCCGCCTTTAGCATACCCTTTAGATTTTTTAACTTTACCGCCAGCTTTTTTACCAACTCTTTTAATTCCAGCTTCTGGAACTACTCTAAAAGTACCGTCTGGTAATCTTATTTTTCCAGTGTTAGTAACTTTACCATCTTTTATATTGATTTTGATAATTGTTCTTTCACCGGGTTGTTTTTTTAATGCCATTTTATTTCTCCGCGTAAAGGTTGTCAAATACCCGTGCCGTGTCACTTACGTAATTAGGGTCTTGTTTAGAATGGTGTACCCACTGACTTGGTGCAAAGTCTGGTGGGCCTTCTCCTGTTACAAACCACGCAGGATTAGTAACACGGACTCTGTTGTTGGGAAGGGCAACCATGTTACCTGTCCACTTACCCGCATCCAACAATTCCAGAACGTGACTTTGTTTGTGTTGAGCAGGGTCATCAGCTACCTCAGTGTCGGTATAGTCGACAGTAAAGTAATATTTAGCAGGATAGAACTCTCCGTCTATCTTTGCCAACCACGGACAGGGTGTTGCTCTATTCAATACGAACACCGAATGATGGTGTGATTGGCAATCCCAAGGTTGTGCAAGGTAAGTAGGTATTGGTTCAGGCCACTCATCTAAAGGCGTGTCACCTACAAGTGCAGTGAGAGGCATCCTAGCCCACAT